CAACCTTCTCTCAGTTTCGATGAGATATTTCTTGGATCTGCCGCATTAAGCGTTGAAACACGAATCCATCTATAAGCGTAACCGGGTTCTTTGTCAGGTTCTGGCAAAAGTTCAGGAGGCATCCACTGCTTAGGACGTTCCTGCACGGCACGAGTTTCTAATTCACGGGTATTTCTAGTCGTAGTCATGTTACTGTTCCTTTATAAGTTCACGGGCGTACTGCTCATTTGTTAGTCCTAACTTTTTAGCAATCGCTTGCTGCGAAGTTGTCAACCTCACCTTTTTCGAAGATGTGCTGCGACTAGCTGATGCAACTACGGTACTCGGTTTTTGTCGGGGTTTTTCGTCTTCTACCTCTTCAAAATTTTCAGGAAACCTTTTACGCATAGTTTCGTCTATACGTTTGTAATACTCGTCAGTCGTAGCATAAGCCATTCCGTTTTCTTTGACAAGCTTTTCGTGTAGCCCTAAAGCTAAACTAGTCATCTCATCATCCTGCCCAAACCAAGAGTTTCGGTCTTGCCATGAGGCAGCTTTCTGATCACGGGGTGCTCTTTCCGGCTGTTGTTGTATTTTTACTTCATTTCTTTCTTCTTGTAAAGCATTTTTTTGTTGCATGGTTTGTGAAACATTTTCTGCTTTATCTAACCTAATCCTAGCAGAAGTCATTTTCTCTTGTGCTTCAACTAATCTATCACCATCGCCAGAGTCATAAGCCTCTTTATATTCTCGCTTTGCTAATTCTAATTCACGCTCTGCCGAGGTTTTATATGAGTTGACTGCATAACTTTCGCTATGGTTAACTCTGCCTTTTAGAGCCTTATTTTCCTCAAATAGCTGTTTAGCTATATTAATAGCTTCCGTTCTTTCACGGTCAGCTTCTTCTGCCTTACGGCGTTCATCGTGATAAATCTTCCTAAATCCAGCTATTTTCTGTTTAGCCGACTCGGAATATTCATCTAGTTCGTCTTTCTCCATACTCTCAACAAACTCAGGTTCAGACGGAGTTTTTCCACGATCCTGTTTGGGAACGTCACTCTCTACCTCAACCTCTATTTTATCTTCCTCATCTGGAAATTTATATTCTTCAAATGTTGTTTCTTTCGTTTCTGCCATCGTAAGCTCCTTATTTTCGTCTAATACCGCGGGGGTCGGATACTACTCCTTCTACTGAATCGTCATTAATAATGCGGAACTCTTTATTATGTATGACTAGTCTTGTACCAGCGTGGGGGCGTACTAGGACAAAATCGCCCTTACTACACCACGGCCCAGTAGGGAACTTGGCTTTATCAACATAACAATCGGGTCCTAAATCTACTACAAATAAAACTGTCGTAAGCGTTTCTTCGTTTCGCATAGTTTCGTCTGACTTGAGGATGCCTCCATCGTGCTCTTTTTCCGATTCTGGAATAGCGCACAGTATGCGATAGCCAGTTGGTTTTGGGAGCTGTGTTGCCTTCTCTTCGTTCTTCTTATTAAGAACTAGAGATAAATCTACTGCTTGGGATAAATCATTCATCGTCTGCTTTCTCCAATCTATCTTTGAGGTCTAATGCGTAACCCCGTGCAACTAGCAGACCTCGAATCTCGCCACACGTTCTTTTATACTCTTCGAATAATTCAAAATTACCTGTCGTAACCGCTTCTTTTAGTTGTGCAATTTTTTCGTCTATCTGCTGTACTAAAATGTCAAGTGCTATCATTGTTTAGTCCTTATTTGTTCGTTTCTATCTTTTGCTGCGGCTATATCAATCCCCATCTGAGTAGCCCTCATTTCACTATCACGTTCTAATTTGTCTTTGTCGTAAGACATCTTAATGCCCGCTTTTTGTCCTTCAATGTCTATCTGAGCCTGTATACGATCTCGTTCAATCTGAAGTTGTTGCCCTTTAAGTTGTGCATCCACTTGATCTTTCTGGGCTTTACGCTGTACATCTTGCATCTTGATCTGAAGCTCTTGTTGTTGCATTTGAATAATTGGATCTTGTTGCTGTTGTTGAGCCTGTTCTTGGGAAGCCTGCGCCTGATTCTGCTGGAGTAATTGCGTAGATGCTTGGGCAATTAACCTTGAAATCTGAACTTCGTATTCCTCTGGAATTGTGTCTTCGTCTTCTTCGAGATACGGTAATGGTGCGCCTAACTGTTGTTCTATTAGCTGGCGATACTTAAATCCAAAGTGTTGTGCTATATGCGCCTGCATTGCTGCGACCATAATTTGAGCTTGTGGGTTTTGCCCAATAGTCTTTGCCGTCAAAGGATCTTTCATAAAATTAGTATGAGCAGTGATATGCGCATCCTGATCTTGATAAATAAATGCTTGAAGCGGTTTATTATTAATTACATCCATATTCTCAGTAATTGGGTCTTTTGGCTTCTTGTCTTCTGGTAACGGAATTAACTTCTGTGGATTCCTAATACCTAAGACTTCCAACATCTGTCTATGCAATTGCGGCATATTGTATATCTGCGGTGCGCCTTGAGCTAACTGTAAAACGGCTTGATACTGCACAATCTTCTGTGCCATCGTAGCCGCATTAGGATCACTAACCGGAATGACGGTCACTAAGTCATAGTCTGACTGTTTTGCCTTTGGGCTACCTTCTTCAGGTTCATAGTCGTAAGACTCAGGTGTATAGTCACGGATAATCTCTTTTAGGAGTTTAAGTTCCTGTTTCATTGAGTAGTGGATACGGGACTGCACCGCACTCATTACCTTAAGAGTTCTCTCCAAAATAGCAAGGGTTGTTCCCACGGGAGAGTTGGCTGACATATCAGATACTTTCATATCTGCCGCCGAGGCAAATCTACGGCCTTCTTCGACTATCGTACCTAATAGACTATATAAGACTTGGCTTGGTTCTTTATATGGCAGACTCATTAAGTTGTCTTTTAATGCTCCACTTGGAACGTCTGCATCTCGCCATTCTCCTGGAGCTATCGGGGTATCGTCACCTTTGATTCGCAACCCACGGGTTTTAAAGCCACCTGGCAAATTGGATAATGTGCCTGCGTCCACCAATTGACGTATAAGGGAAGTACCAGACTTGGCAAAAGCGCCAACAAGATGAATAAGACCAAAACAGTAGAAACCAAAGCCCGGAACATAGCCATAATGGACAAAATGGTTTCTCTTTTGATGTGTATCATCTTCTGGTCTCCAGTTACGTCTAATAGATAGAATAATTTCAGAATCTTTATCTATGGTTACTACATACGGTAAAGCGATTCCTGTTGTCTCTCCGTCTTCCTCGTCCTCAAATCCAGCTAAGTCAAGGTCAACGTGCATCTCTAATAGTTTGTAGCGATCATCCGTAGTCGCACGGAATCCCATCTTTTCAGCAATTTTTTTCTCTACTTCATCCAAAGAAGAGCTGGCATCTCCTAAGTCTACGTCCCGATAAAACCCTGCGTGTTGTAACCGTCTGACTTCGTTCTCAGTCTTACGCATTACATGGGTTACTCGTGGAGACTGTTCTAGACTTGAAGCTCCATAAGGTACGACTATGTCTTCTGCGGGAATAAACATAGATACTTGGCGGTTTAAAGCTGGGTCAAAGTAGACCTTTTTAAATGCATTACCCGAAAGGCCTAGTCCCCAAATCATTCTTTCGTGTTCTGGGCGGTATTCTGTCATTACATCTGTCAGTTGATAGTTCATGTCATCTTGAACTCTCAGTGCGGCATCTTTCTTTTCTTGCGTTTCTTTGCCAATAATCTGCGTCTTAACGGGACCCGCAGCTGGGAAAGTTTCCATGATGGTTTCAGCTTGAAACTTAACAAGAGCTTCAGATAAAAGGGGATGATATACACCACAAGCTCCTTCCCAAGGTTCAGTTCTTTCTTCAATCCGCATACCTAAAAGCTCTAATCCGTCAACGTAGGTCTGAATCCAGTCTTTTCTGGCAGAAACGTCATCTTCGTAATCTCCAAGAAGTTCTCCCGCAATCTCAGTTAGTAGTTTTTCGTCCAATACTTCGGCTAAATTTTGGTCAAAATCTTCTTCTTCGTCTTCCAAAATGTCTATTTCTAGCGCTTCTAAGCCTGCTGGCGCTTCAATTTCTATCTCAATATCGGGCATTTCAGGCTCTTGATCCATGCCTAAAGGGGCTGCGTATAAACTTTTTTCCATAATATTTCCTAGTAATATGCTGCTTTACGTTTAAAGGATCTTACTTCGTCCTCTTCGTCAGAGGGAAGTCTTAAGAATCCGCCTTTTCTAAATCTTATTAACGCCTGTGTACTGCTATCCACTAAGTCATCATGGTCAGAATTAGGAAATGCAGCCATTTCCTCCATCACTTCTTCCGCCCATCTTGTAGCCGGTGCCCATACTTTACCAGACGAGAATAAATCCGATACACTATTAATTCGGACTATCTTATCATTACCCCTAGTCGGTGTAAACTCTTGGACGGGGATACCCATCGCCCGAAGTTCATAGATTAGTGGTGCTCCCGAAGCCTTTGCTTCCACTACGAATGCATCTGGCTCCCATTCTCTATAGTGTTCCATCGCTTTTTCTTTTAATTCGGGGAATTCCATGCGTTTCTTAAAGGCATCCAAAAGAATAACATTGGGGTCTGCCTCGTTTTCGTCTTTATAGAACACTCCCCATGTCGTACAGGCTGAATAGTCGCTCCGTTCTGTCTTAGTAAAGGCGGTATCCCAGCTTTGTATGATAAATTCACACCGCGGCGGTCTTTCTGGCTCCCAAATCTTCCACCAATCCCGTTTAATTATCGCACCTTCCTCAGACGTTGGCTGTTGTTGGTACTGTGCCTGCCATTTAGATAGAGGAAGTTCCGTTCTAAGGGCGTTTAACTCTTCATAATTCCAAAATTCGGGCCATAAAGGCTTGTTACTCGGCAATATTGCTGGAAAGTCGATGATTTCCCACTCATCACCGTCTCTTTCTATACTTGCCTGTAGGATTTTCCCCGTTAAGTCTCTCTTAGACCACCGTGTCATCACTAAAACGATACTACCGCCCGGTTGAAGTCGTTGTCTTGGGCCTGATGTATACCATTCATAGACTTTATCAAAGACGGACGGGTCACCTGCAGCTAATGCCGCCTCTTGTTCTGAGTGTGGGTCATCAATGATAAGCAGATCAGCTCCTTTACCAGTAACGGTACCGCCCACACCAATAGCAAAATACTCACCATTAGAATTAGTGGACCACCGACCAGCAGCCTTACTATCGTGCCTAAGACTGACATTTGGGAATACCTTACCATAATGCTCTCCATCAACTAAATTCCTTACTTTTCTACCAAACCCCACCGCCAGCTCAGCCGTATTCGAACATTGTATGATCTTCTTATTCGGGAACTTACCCAGAAACCATGCCGGCAATAAGTAACTAGCAAACTCAGACTTTGTATGTCTAGGCGGAAGATTAATGATTAACCGTCTTGTCTTGCCAGAGGCTATCTCCTCAAACTTCTTTGCCATGACCTTGTGATGTCTGCCGTCTATAAATCCCGGCCACATCATCTTCACAAACGGTAGAAAACTTTCCTGAGCCTTTTCCATCTCGTCACTGGCTATCCACTGCGCAGCAGCCCGAAATATTTCCTCACGCTCACCCGGAGGGAGTTTTTCTAAAATCTGTTCAAGATTCATAAATTACGCATCACTATTCCTAATGGTCGAACAGTCCGTGCTTTATCTGGCATCCGCTTACAATGACCTAACTCACAAAGGCGCTTCATAATTCGATGGATGTTGCCCCTACCGTTGACATTTGCCATATACATTACTTCGTCTACTGACGGCCCGTATCCGTATGACTTCCAGAACTCATCAATAATCATATAGATCTCTTTCTGTCGTGGTGTCATTTTTGTTTCAACCTTGACTTACACTGCGCACTCGCTAT